AGCAGAAGCAACAGTAACCAGTACTGGTACTAGTTTTGTGGTAAGAGTTTCTAAAACAGGAGAAACATCATTGTATACTAGTTATAGTGCTGGAACTGTTTATGCAAAAGCATTTAATAATGGCGGATTTGGTGGTGGTGGTGGTGGAGTATAATGGGGGGAATTGAATAATGGCAACAGGACAACAACCATATCCATATCGAAATCCGTTAATCGTTGATTATGCGATGCCTTCCATTGTGAACGCACAGCAACCATATCCGTATATAGCAAATGCACAGTCAAACGAGACTAAGGATGCACGACAACCTTTTACTTATGATAGAACTGGTCGAACACCGTTTACGTACAACTTTAGGTCACCATTTACGTATAGAAGTCCAGTGAATGGACAAGAACCAAGTATTGCAAACGCAAGGCAACCTAACACTTATAGAAACCCTGTAAATGCACAAGAACCAAATATTAGGAGCAGTCAAACAGCGTTTACGTACAATCACAGGTCACCATTTACATATAGACATCCAGTGAATGCACAAGAACCAAATATTAGAAATCAACAAGAACCTAATATACGTAATGCACAAGAACCTAATATTAGAAACAATCAAGCACCGTTTACATACAATCACAGGTCACCTTTCACTTATAGGAACCCAGTGAATGCTAGACAGCCTGCATCATATCAACATAGAAGTCCGTTAACTTATAATCATAGGTCACCATTTACGTATGCAAGACAAGCACTTACACCTGTTTCATATCAGCATCAGTCTCCGTTTACATATAGAAATCCTAGCAATGCACAGACAAATGTTGTAAAGGCAAGTCAGACTCCATTCACATATCAAAGAACTGGTCGACAACCATTTACCTATCAGCATAGAAGTCCGTTTACGTATCAAAGAACTGGACAAAACCCTATACCTGCTAATACTAATGTAACTTACCCATATATTGCAAGTGGTCAAGAACCTAATATTAGAAGTAGGCAATTACCATATCCATACATTGCAAATGGACAAACACCGTTTACTTATCAACATAGGTCACCTTTCACTTATCAAAACTCAGTACAAGGACAAGAACCTAATATTAGAAACAATCAAACACCTTTCTTTTATAATGCTGGTAGTCAAGTAACATATCAACATAGAAGTCCATTCACATATCAAGTCACTTATACTACTACTAGAGTCATACCTAGACATGCAAAAGTTAAAGGTGTCTTTGTAAACGATAGTGGAACTTTAAGAAAATTAGACGAGGTTCACGTAAACGATAGTGGAACAGCACGAAAAGTTCACCAATCTATACCAACTGCTCAGTATTCAGAGGGCGAGTTTGGTGGTTAACATTTAAGTAAAACTTAAAAAGGTATAAATAGTTACATGGCTATTCTTGCAAACATATTCATCGACCAACATACAGACTTCAGTATTACTGTAGATGTAACCGATGCAACTGGAAATGTTCTTAACTTAACAGGTTATACTGCAGCAGCACAAATGAGAAAGACTTATACTTCCTCAAGTGCAAGTGCAACATTTACAACATCAGTATCAGCATCCGATGGTAAGGTAACATTATCATTAACTGATGCACAAAGCGGAGCATTGGAGCCAGGTCGTTATGTATATGATATGACTGTAACTAGTGGTTCAACAACTACTAGAGTAATAGAAGGACAAGCCATCGTAACCCCAAGTGTAACGAGGTGATAATATGGCAATTAGAGGAACATTAAGTAGAGTTGTAACCGTTGGTGGTAAAGTCACTGGTGGTGGAAACATCAAAGCAACACAGGTTGCTATGGGTGGAACTTCTGCATCTTCAACAGACATTACTGCAAAATCAATCAATGAACTTGCAGACGTAAACGCATCTGAAACAGATGACGGACTCTTATCATATGATGCAACGTCAGATAAGTGGACAACAACTACCGTACTAGACGGTGGAACGTTTTAATTGTCTAAATACTAGTACAAATCAAGGTTGTCGACAGTGAGACAACGACCCACATTGTGAGTGGACAGACTATATTATGCAATCAACTTCTCGGGATAGTGAACGAGAAACACAACTAATTAATTTTATTTAAAGGAAAATAAAAATGGCAACAGTAATTCAGATTAAAAGAAGTACAGGTGTATCTGCACCAGCTATCTCCGACCTTTCGGAAGGTGAATTAGCGTACGTACAGGATAGGTCGAATTCGGGTGCCGGAGCAAAACTTTATATTGAATCCGTAGATTCTGATAACAGTACTCCATTAATACAAGCCATCGGTGGTAAGTATTATACGGATATGTTAGCAGGTTCAGCTGCAACTCCATCCAACTTCAAAGTTGGTAATGGTGCTACAGCAGGTGCAAGTGTACAGTTAATGGAAGACAGTGATAATGGAACGAACTTCGTTGCATTAAAAGCTGCTGACGTATTAGGTGCTTCGACAACCTTTACTCTACCTACAGCGGATGGTTCTGCTAACCAAGTCATCGGTACAGATGGCAGTGGTAACTTATCATTCTTATCAACAACATCAACACTAGCAGGTGCAACGGATTCAGATATTTCTTCTCCAACAGGTGGACAACTACTTGTTCATGACGGAAGTAATTCTTTTGACAACGTATCAATGAGTGGTGACGTTACTATGGCATCTAGTGGTGCAGTAACAATCGGAAACGATAAAGTTACAACTGCTAAGATTCTAGACAGTAATGTAACATTAGGAAAAATCGACTTCTTTGTAGACGAAGACAATATGGCTTCTGACTCTGCAGTCAAAGTTCCTTCTCAGCAATCTGTTAAAGCATATGTAGATTCACAAGTAACAGCACAGGACTTAGACCTTGCTGGTGATAGTGGAACTGGTGCAGTCGACTTAGACTCTCAGTCAATCACATTTACTGGTGGAACTGGTGTAACAACTTCTGTATCGGGTCAAGCAGCGACTTTCGCTATTGGTCAGGCAGTTGCAACAACATCTAACGTAACTTTCAACAACGTAGACGTTGATGGAACACTTACATCGGATGACATCACATCTACTAACATTGCAGCTTCAGGCAACTTAACAGTTTCTGGCAACTTGACAGTAAACGGAACAACAACAACAGTTAACTCTACAACAGTAGAAATTGATGACCCTGTATTTGAAATCGGTGAAGGAACTTCAGACGATAACTTAGACAGAGGTATCAAATTCAACTGGCACAATGGGTCAGCTGCTAAAGTTGGTTTCTTTGGTTTAGACGATTCAACTGGTAAATTCACATTTATCCAAGATGCAACAGATACATCTTCAGTCTTCAGTGGAAGTGCTGGTAATGTAGCATTTGGTGGAATCGAAGGTACTGGTCTTGCATTAAGTGGTTCAATTACATCTATCGATGGTGCAGCTCCAACAGCTGGACAGTTGATGGTTGGTAATGGTTCTAATGGAGACATGGAACTTGCAACTCTAACTGCTGGTGAAGGAATTGATGTAACTAATGCTGATGGTGCGATTACAATCGCTTCAGAAGTTGGTACAGGTTCTAACCTTGGTGTCGTTATCGTTGCAGCTGGAGAAGGGATGGATGCATCATACTCTGGCGGAACAGTAACAGTCGCTGGTGAAGATGCAACAACATCTAACAAAGGTATCGCAAGTTTTGCTTCTGCAAACTTCACGGTAACTTCGGGTGCAGTAGCTATCACTGGTATTGACGGCGGAACATTTTAATTAATATTTCACTAATCAATCAATACTAGGAGAGTAACATGGCAACAGTTATTAATTTTAAAAGAAGTTCGACTCAGAATGCAGTCCCGACTACTGGTGATTTATCACTAGGTGAAGTCGCGATTAATACCTATCATGGTAGAATGTATACTGAGAAGAACGATGGGTCAGCAGCGATTACTGAAATCGGTTCTAACCCTAAAACTCTTTCTGTTAATGATGCCTACTCCTTTCCTACTAGTGACGGAACTTCTGGCCAAGTACTACAAACAGATGGTTCAGGCGCAATATCATTTTCTTCTCAAGCATCAAGTGGAGTTGTAACGTTTACCTACACAATTGGTTCAACAACTACTGTTATCTCAGGCAATGATGATAATAGTAATGCGTTGCTCTATACAGCAGGTACGGAACAAGTTTATTTGAATGGTGTGAAGTTAATCGATGGAAGTGTCGACTACGCTGCAACCAATAGTACTACCATCACACTACAAGCAAATGCTTTAAGTGGAGATGTGTTAGAAGTAGTAGCAATTACAGAAGCAGCTAACCTTGTACAAGGTTATTATACTGCATCTGTTTTAACTGCGACCACAGCAGACCAAGTATTATCTTCAAATGCAGTTGCAATTAAGGGCATCAAGTATGTAATTAATGCAACTCATGCTTCGGCAGGGACACATGCATGTGAAGTTTTACTTATTAATAACGGCTCGAATGCATACTTCGTACAATACGGAGATGTGTATTCAACAGCAAGTTTGTTCACATTGAGTGCAGATGTTGATTCGGGGAATATGAGATTACTCGTAACTCCAGCCAACACTAACACTACAATTGATACATTCCAAATTAGACATTCTTAAGGGGGATTGAACTATGGCTAAATCTAATGCATTTAAAATAGCAGAATTAATCCGTGTCTTACAGTATAATACATCTACAGATGAGATTAGTACGACTAAACCTATGAGTGATAAGAATACCACACGTAGTGATGCCACTACGACTGCAACTACCCAAATTAATTTGGATACGTTTGCCCATGCATCTCATAGAGCTGCAAGGTATGTGGTTGCAATGTCTTCGGCGGGAGAGTTTCATTCGACTGAAATCATGTTAGTTCATGATGGAAGTGATGTGACACTAACTCAATACGGCACGTTAAAAAGTAGTTCTGCTTTGGCAACATTTGATGCTGACATTAGTGGTGATGACCTCAGATTGAGAATCACACCTGCTAGTACCACTTCAACCGTTACTAAATTTATTAGGACGACAGTAGACGCATAGACAAAGATTAAATTCTTTTAAGGGGAACTTCGGTTCCCCTTTTTTTTGCTATAAATAGTACTATGGCAACTCAATCCAAATTTTTTGCAGACGTAGGCATCCAAACATCGGGAGATACATCTATTGGTGGAAATCTCGTAGTCACTGGTGACCTAACTGTAAATGGAACTAACACAGTTATAGATTCCACAACTCAATCGGTTACAGATTCATTGATAGAACTTGCAAGTGGTAACACCACTGCAGATACAGTAGACATAGGAATCTATGGTAACTATAATGATGGTTTAAGTGGAGAAGGGGGTGCAAGTGAATACACAGGTCTATTCAGAGATGCTACAGATTCGACATGGAAACTATTTGATGGATTAGAAACAGAACCTACATCCACTGTTAATTTAAGTGGAAGTGGTTATGCATTAGCAGACTTACATGTTGGTGACTTAGTTGCAACAACATTGACTGCAACAAATAGTTTAACAGGTGCAAGTATCAATTATCCAACCTCGGATGGTACTTCGGGTCAAGTACTTACTACAAATGGTAGTGGTACATTAACATTTCAATCAGCAGCTGGATTAGATGGTGGTACACTTACCACAACATCTACAAGTGAAACAAGTATGGATACATTCTCTACTACTGCATATAGAAGTGCAAAGTATGAAGTATCTATTTCAGATGCAACAAGTGGTGTATATCAATTTACAGAATTATCAATTGTTCATAATGGAACAACTGCAAGTGTGTCTCAGTACGGTACAGTCCTTACAGGGAGTTCAGAACTTGCAACATTTGGAGTAGATATCAATATAGGAACTTTAAGAATTAGAGTAACTTCTGCTTCTACAAATTCAACCGTCTATAAATTTAAAAAGATTTTAGTAGATGCATAAAATACGTTACTTATGAGTGGGCAGAATCGATAAATAAATGTATCACCCCTCAAGGTAAACCTTAAAAGGACACATAAATGGCAACACAAAATACATTCGTAATAGAATACGGTCTGACAGTTGGGTCGACAGAAATTATTTCCTCAGCAGGAAAATTAGCTGCGACTGCAATATCATTACTTACTTCAGATAACCTCACAGAAGGTTCAACTAATCTATACTTCACAGACAGTAGATTTAACAGTTCATTTGATACTAGATTATCAAATGCAGTTATTGATGGGGGTACTATCTAATGGCAGGCGAAAAGAATTTCATACTTAAGAACGGTCTATCTGTAGGAACAAATGATGTCCTAGATAGTTCGGGTGACTTAGTAGCAGGTGCTTTCGGTAGTGCAGCTCTAGAGGTCATCGATGACCAAGTCAATACCTTACTAACAGCAGGAACAGGGGTATCATTAGCATATGACGACGCTGCTGGAACACTTACAATCAACGGACAACAAGGTGATATCACTGGAGTTAATGCTGGTGCTGGTTTAACTGGTACTGCAAGTTCGGGTGATGCAACATTAAACATCGGTGCTGGTACAGGTATTACTGTAAATGCAGATGACATTGCAATCGACCTTAAAGACGAAGACGATATGTCTTCGAACAGTGCATCTCACGCTGCATCACAACAATCAATTAAAGCTTATGTTGATGCAAGTATTCTAACAAAAGACAATTCAGACGAAATTACAGAAGGTTCAAGTAACCTTTACTTTACAGATGCAAGAGCAAGAGCTGCTCTATCAGCAACTGGTGATATATCATACAACAGTTCAACTGGTGTATTCAGTTTCACAAACGATGCTGGTGACATCGAATCAGTAGTTGCTGGTTCGGGTTTAACTGGTGGTGCAACAAGTGGAGCTGCGACATTAAACATTGGTGGTGGAACAGGTATCTCAGTAGCTGCAGATGCAATCTCAGTAAACATGGGTGCATTTGATTCAGATGACTTGGGTGAAGGTTCAACTAACCTCTATCATACTTCAGAAAGAGTTCAAGATGTAGTTGGTGGTCAATTAGCAACTAACGGTTCACACACTGGTCTTACAGCAACTTACGATGATGCTGGTGACGGTGCAGTTGACCTTGCAGTATCTTCAGAGTATATTGCAGATACAGTTGGTGCAATGGTATCATCAAACACAGAAAGTGGTATTACAGTTGCTTACCAAGATGCAGATAACACTTTAGACTTTACAATTGGAACACTTAACCAAGATACAACAGGATTAGCAGGAACTGCTACTGCACTTGCAAGTGCAAGAACTATCTCGGGTGTTTCCTTTGACGGTACAGCAAACATCACACTAAACACTGGTGGAATCACAGAGAGTGGTAACCTTTACTATACAAACGAAAGAGTAGATGACAGAGTTGGTGCATTAATTGTTGGTGGTACAAACATCACTGCAACATATGATGATGCAGCTGGAACACTTACAATTGACGGAAACGCAGCGGACATCACAGGTGTTACAGCAGGTGACGGTCTAAGTGGTGGTGGTTCAAGTGGTGCAGTTACTTTAAACCTAGACGCATCAGTCGCTGGTGACGGTCTTGCACACTCAAGTGGTGTTCTATCAGTCGGAGTAGACGATAGTTCAATCGAAACAGATTCAGATGCATTAAGAGTCAAAGCAAGTGGTGTTACTAATGCCATGTTAGCAGGTTCTATTGCAAACGCAAAATTATCAAACAGCACAATAACAGTTGATGGTCAATCAGTTGCATTGGGTGGTTCGGTCACAACAACTAACACTCAACTATCTACAGAACAAGTAGAAGACATCGTAAACGGATTAGTAGTTGGTGGAACAAACATCACTTCTACATATGATGATGCAGCTGGAACACTTACACTTGCTGGTTACTCAGATGCAAATATCAGAGGTTTATTATCTGCTGGTGGAGATTTATCATACAACAGTGGAACTGGTGCAATCTCATTTACAGAAAGAACAGATGCAGAAGTAAGAGGTCTAGTATCAGTAACAGACAGTGGTGGAGATGGTTCACTTTCATATAATAGTTCAACTGGTGCAATAACTTACACAGGGCCAAGTGCATCTGAGACAAGAGCTCATTTAAGTGCTGGAACTGGTGTATCATATAGTGGTGGTGCATTCAGTATTGGTCAGCCAGTTGCAACTTCAAGTAACGTAACGTTTGGAGACTTAACATTAAGTGGTAACCTAACAGTTAATGGTTCTACTTCAACAGTAAGTTCAACTAACACAACCATCGAAGATTCTTTGATTGAGTTGGGAACAGGGACAACTGGGGCTCCAGCTGGAGACGCAGGTATTGTCATTGAAAGAGGTGATGAAAGTAACGTGTTTATGGGTTGGGACGATAGTGCATCAAGTTTTGCATTCGGAACAACTACTGCAACAGGTTCTTCAACTGGTGCATTAACAGTGACACCAGCAGCGGTATCCACAGGTGCATTAACAATAACAAATGCATCTAACAGTGGTGGAACTGCAAGAAATATGTACCAATCAACATCTGCTCCACAGAGTTCAGATGGAGCGGTTGGTGATATGTGGATTCTTTACTCCTAATCTAGGAGTTTAGAATTCTAATAAATAACAGTATTATTAATGGATAATTAAATGGCAACAGGTTCACAAAAGGTCAAAACACCAGCAGGTTGGAATTCAACCCAAGGTGCATGGGTAAAGACTGGTTCTTCCACATGGAAAGCAGTCGACCAAATCTATATTAAAACCCCTACTGGATGGAACAATGCATCAGGGCAGACTGCAACTCAAATTCCATATCCATATATTGCAAATGCACAACAACCAAACATAAGGGATGCTCAACAACCGTATCCTTATATTGCAAATGCACAACAACCAAACATAAGAGATGCACAACAACCGTATCCTTATATAGCGAATGGACAAGAACCAAACATAAGGTCAGCACAACAACCGTACCCTTATATAGCAAATGCAAGACAACCTTCTACGTATCAACATAGAAGTCCTTTTACATATGCTAGACAGGGACAAACACCATTTACGTATCAACATAGGTCTCCTTTCACTTATAGAAACCCAGTGAATGGACAAGAACCTAATATACGTAATAGTCAAACACCTTTCACTTATAGAAATCCAGTGAATGGACAAGAGCCTAATATACGTGATGCAAGACAACCTTCTACGTATCAACATAGAAGTCCGTTAACTTATAATCATAGGTCTCCATATACGTACAGTCATAGGTCTCCATTTACATATAGAAGTCCAGTGAATGCTCAAGAACCTAATATTAGAGATGCACGTCAACCTTCTACGTATCAACATAGGTCACCGTTAACATATAGTCACAGGTCTCCATATACGTACAGTCATAGGTCTCCATTTACATATAGAAGTCCAGTGAATGGACAAGAGCCTAATATACGTGATGCAAGACAACCTGCTACGTATCAACATAGGTCACCGTTAACATATAGTCACAGGTCTCCGTTTACTTATCAACATAGGTCTCCGTTCACTTATAGAAGTCCTGTATCTGCACAAGAACCTAATATTAGAGATGCACGTCAACCTTCTACATATCAGCATAGGTCACCTTTAACATATAGTCATAGGTCTCCGTTTACGTATCAACATAGGTCTCCATTTACGTATAGAAGTCCTGTATCTGCTCAAGAGCCAAACATACGTAGTGCAAGGCAACCTTCTACGTACCAACATAGAAGTCCGTTAACTTATAGTCATAGGTCTCCATATACGTACAGTCATAGGTCTCCATTTACGTATAGAAGTCCTGTATCTGCACAGCAACCTACGATTAAGAATGCTCAGCAACCTACGATTAAGAATGCTCAACAACCGTTTACATTCCAAGCACCATTTACTTATCAACAACCAAGTAATGCAAGACAACCGAATAATGCGAGGAACCCATTTACATACAGAGTGCCGTACATTGCTAATGCAAGACAACCGAATAGTGCAAGGAATCCATTTACATACAGAGTACCTTACATTGCTAATGCAAGACAACCTTCAATATCCAATTCAAGGAGTCCGTTCACTTATAGAGTACCGTATATTGCAAATGCTAGACAACCTGTTATCTCACAGTCACCACAACAGTATAACGCTAGATTCCCATTCACCTACTACTTCTCGTATGGAAGTCCGTTTGGTGGGGGTAACTTCTGTGAACCATAAGCCGATGACTATGAAAAGATATAATACTAAATTAACAGGAGTTACAGATGCCAATAGGTAACAGACAACAACCATACACTGCTAACAGACAGCAATCTGTGGCATCGCAAAATCCTTTCACTTATAGTGCAAGATATCCAGCGAATGGACAGCAACCTAACGCTGCAAATGTACAGACACCATTTACGTATAGTGCAAGATATCCCGCGAATGCACAGCAACCGTTTACGTTCCAAGCACCATTTACATATAGTGCAAGATATCCAGCGAATGCTCAGCAACCGTTTACGTTTCAGAATCCGTTTACTTACAGACATCCTATGTCTGCGAGACAACCTAATAATGCAAGGAGTCCATTTACGTACAGTCATAGGTCTCCGTTTACTTATAACCATAGGTCACCATTTACGTACAGGAACCCTGTATCTGCACAAGAACCTAATATACGTTCGGCACAAGAACCTAATATTAGAAGTCAGCAAGAACCTAATATTAGAAGTAATCAAGCACCGTTTACTTATCAATATAGAAGTCCGTTCACTTACAGGAACCCTGTATCTGCACAAGAACCAAACATAAGGTCAGCACAACAACCTAATATTAGAAGTCAACAGGAACCTAATATACGTAATGCTCAGACTCCGTTCACTTATCAGCACAGGTCACCTTTCACTTATAGGAACCCTGTATCTGCACAAGAACCGAACATTAGAGCTGCTCAACAACCTAATATTAGAAGTCAACAGGAACCTAATATTAGAAACAGTCAAACACCGTTTACGTACAGTCATAGGTCTCCATTTACATATAGGAACCCTGTATCTGCTCAAGAACCTAATATACGTTCTGCACAAGAACCTAATATTAGAAGTCAACAGGAACCTAATATACGTAATGCTCAGACTCCGTTTACGTACAGTCATAGGTCTCCATTTACATATAGGAACCCTGTATCTGCTCAAGAACCTAATATTAGAAATGCACAAGAACCTAATATTAGAAGTCAACAGGAGCCTAATATACGTAATGCTCAGACTCCGTTTACTTATCAATATAGAAGTCCGTTCACTTATCAGAATCCTAGTAATGCACGTCAACCTGCTACATATCAGCATAGGTCACCGTTCACTTATCAGAATCCAGTGAATGCTCAAGAACCTAATATTAGAGATGCACAGCAACCGTATCCATACATTGCAGCTGCTCAAGAACCTAATATACGTAATGCACAGACTCCGTTTACTTATCAGAGAACAGGTCAAACACCGTTCACTTATCAGCACAGGTCTCCATTCACGTATGCAAGACAGGGTCAGACTCCGTTTACGTATCAACATAGAAGTCCGTTCACATATCAAAGAACTGGTCAGACTCCGTTTACGTATCAACATAGAAGTCCATTCACGTATGCAAGACAGGGTCAAACCCCCGAAGCAAGATGGGATGGAGTTGGTTCACAACAGTGGCCTGCAACCCCAATTACATCATAGGAACTTACCCGACAGTGAACAAACCCCTCGAAAGAGGGGTTTTTTTTGCTCACTAAATACATGTATGAAGAAAATTACTACCCTTGAAGAAGCAAAAGAACATATAATACCCCAAGACTTTAAGTCCATGTCAATGAAGGACAGACAGAGTATTGGTAATTTCCATTTAGGTGCGTTTAATATAGAACCAGGCTTTGATAAAACCACAGAAATATATAAAATTCTTGAATGGTTATTTGATGAGATATTACCACCAGTAAAAATTGCAAAGTGGTCAGACTTTGAATACCTTAGAAAGGAAAATAGGTTTGGTGGGTTTAATGGTTTAAAAAACGAGTCTGTAACTTATCACAAATTCTTACCAGTAGGATATGCAGAGAAACCTAGGACACCAATTCCTGGCCATGCTGGAATGGATATGAAAGATGCAGATGGTTATGTTAATTTAGATACATTAATTGATTGGGAAGGTGTGGATAGAAATCAGCAATCTGAAGGTTCATTACTATCAATGTATTATCATGGTGCAAAAGCACATTGGTTGATTCAAAGTATTCAAGAGGAAGGTCTTAGAGCTCCAATTCAAGGATATGTTATAAACAATGGAATCACAGGATTAAATACCGAACCAACATATACATTTAGAATACACCCAGGCTCTATTAGAAGTGGTGTGTTTGAAGAATTGAACAATAATGATATGGAAATCATGGTCTTAGATGATTATGATGTTGTAAAGGTTGAACCTTCAAGCCTAGACCAAGTTCTAGAAATGTGGTATAATAAGTTAAAAAGATTAGATAAAGCATATCATTGCTCATTCACATATGTTGATGGTTGCATTGAATACAATACTGCATTGATGGACTTAGATTTTAGAGATGAAGTGCATGAATTCAACAAACAAGTTTATGAACTTGCAAAAGGTAAACCCCTAACAATCTATATTGGACATGATAGCAGACATGGAGATTTGTCTAAGTGTTCTAAGTTTGCATTGTTAGAAACTATCAAAAGCGGTTTCGGTAATGGATGGATGCATGACCAAGTCAGATGGGAACCCGAAGTTAAAATACTTGACATTGCTGAGATTCCCGAGTATACTAGAGAGTATGCAAATCAAAGTACTGAATTTACATACAGTAGATTCTTAATACCTTACTTAGAGAATTACGAAGGATTTAGTATCTTTATTGATGATGATTTTATCTTTAAGAAAAGTATACTACCAATGTTCTACTATCTAAATCCAAACGATGCTGTTGCATGTATTAAGTATCCACAATACAAACATGATGATACAAAGTTTGATGGTGAAGTAAACATCGACTATCCAAAGAAGCTATGGTCTAGTATGATGGTGTTCAATAACGGACATGAAGATTGTAAGAAGTTGACCCCCGAAGTTGTTAACACATGGACAGGAAAACAATTACATCAATTCGAATGGACAGACAAGATTTCTCCTATACCCGAACACTATATCTTTGTAGAAGGGTATGATAACCACGAAGAGAAGTATGATTATAGTGGTATCCACTATACACGTGGGGGCCCTTGGGTAAAGGGGATGGATTATTCCACCATAAATAATCTAGAGGACTTTTTAAAAGTTAAAAGAAAGTTGCCAATTGGCAATTAATATGTTATAATAGTAACGAGGAACTATAATTATGAATGCATTTATATACGACAGCGATGGTACAATATTTGTCCGTAAACCAAACGGATTAGAGTATAACTACGAAAACGTTGATAAACCTGCTTTTGAGTTTGAATATGATGTTGTCATCTATGATGATATCGAAGTTAAAATTGAACGTTGGGAAGATGGTCTAGGATTCGACCAACAAAAAAAAGTTGCACTCTCAAAAGAAGAGTGTGAAATTATTGAACAATATATTGAGAATAGTGAACCACCTATGGGTCATAGTCTTAATAGTCAAATTGTGGATAACCTATTCAGGCAAGTCGACAAGTATGTTGACGAAGAATGCGCTCAGTACAGATTTAAAGATTTGAGTGAAGCAACCTATGCTGGGAGAGAGGGTTCAAACCATCCCCATAGAAACAATGCAAGAAGAGCCATGGAGTATGCAGACGCAGTCAATTGTGTTTTATTTCAACTTGTTGAAGAAGTTCAATCCACTAGAGAAGATTTTCTTAAAGATTTTGATGCTTACGTAAGTGAGTTACCAAGTCCATACATACCCGAAGATACTAGAGCATAGATTATGTTCGATGATGTAGAGTTAGAGTTCATTAACGAACCCTTTCATATCAAAGATATGCCTTTGAAGAATGTGTATGTCCTTGATAATTATCTATCCACAACAATGCATCATGCTATAGACAAGCAGATTACACGTAAACAATATTGGTCTAAGACAAATCAAGTTGGTAGTGGGAGTCCTACAGGATTGCCTCATCATAGTTTTTGGGGTGCTGGTTTTTTTAGAGGTGAGAACCTAGAACTAGAACACGGTATAGAACCAAGCGATACCTACCTAATGTCTTGGTTTAATAGAAAACTTCAAACAGATTTTGGATTTATGTGGGAAAGATTTCAATACTTTGGTTTGAACTCACAGACTCAAGGACTTGAAGGAACCACACATGCAGATTGTGACTCCAATGATAGTTGGAATCTTTCATTTCTATATTATCCAAATAGATTTTGGAATGATTCATGGGGCGGTTCATTAAGACTGTATAATGAAATGCAACAAGGAATCCATGGAAGAGCAAACCACATTAAGAATCACCAAACACAAGAGATATATTTTAAACCGAACAGACTGTTAATGTTTGACGGAAGAATTCCACATGGTGCAGATGCACCATCTCCAAAGGCACGATATATGGATAGACGTTCTTTGGTAATAAGAGGAGATGAAATTAGTATAAAAACTTTATGGGGTGAAGATGCCTACGATTGAATTCACAACTTACGATAAGAGAACCACAGAATTATGGAAACCAGTCTTAGCAAAGAAGGTTGTTCCCGATTGGTGGAAGACTATGAAAGTTCAAGAAGTAGTTCGTGGAAATAAAACACACACCATTAGGTCATGTCCAGCAATGGATGACTGGTTAAAGAGTGGATGGTATATCTGTGCAAAAGCAGATATGAAAGTGATTCTTCCTACCGAGGGTGCAGCTCATGCTATGACAGACCCCGAGAACCCATATCATTCCCCGACACATCCAGCAGCTCAAGTGGGTCAGAGTTTTACGTATTTACCGAAAGAAGATGCACCCACCATGGATGCATTCAAAATGAGAAGTCCTTGGAATATTATAACACCGCCTGGCTATTCTTGTCTATACCTAGACCCATTCTTGTTTCAGAATACTCATTTTGCAACATGGCAAGGTATCATAGATACAGATACATTTAATGTTAACATGGATAATTCACAAATCATATTCTATCCTAAGACAAGTAAATCCTTTACAATTAAGGCAGGAACACCATTAGTTCAAGTAATACCTTACAGAAGAGAGACTTGGAATGCATCATATATAACATACGATAATAAATCTTGGCAAGAAAACCGTTCTGTAAGAACCACACATAGAGTGGGTGAAGACGGTGAAAAAATTAAAACTATGGATGAATGGAATAGGTCACCCGAACTTAGAGAAGAGAAAAGACATATAGAAGGAATGGCTGGGGCATACCGAAGAATTAAGTATTGGAATGAAAAGGGTAGAATGTTTAAAGAAGATAATCCACCACCCGAATGTCCTATGCATAATCCCGAAATAGGAGAAGAATCATGAGTGTTAGATTAGCATTCCCCACAGTAATATTTGAAAGAGACCTACTTGATAAAGAAAGGTATGGTAACGGTGCTGTTGACATCGAATATCTTAATTTTCTTAGAGATGAGATGAATGCGTGGAGACAAAGAGACCCAAAGGGGAGACAGATATCAAACAGATACACTGGATGGCAGTCTCACGATGGAATAGAACAGCATCCGTCTTTTGCAAAGATTATTAGATGCATACAAACTGCATTGAGAGAAGAAGTACAATTGTATTTTGGGGTCAACCCCTCTGCAGCTCAGATTTGTATAGACAATACTTGGGCAAACATTAATGATAAAGGGGCATGGAACACACCTCATTTACATAATGGTTGTTGGTATAGTGGAGTGTTTTATGTACATGGTGACGGTGACGAGGGAGACCTCAGTATGATTAATACCGATGCTAAGATAGTTGCAGACCATCCGTCAGTACAAAGACATCAAGAGAGTATAGGATACAAGCCAGAAACTGGGAGACTCGTAATGTTTCCTAGTGGTGCAATGCATATGGTAGAACCTAATCCCACAGACAAAGACCGATACTCAATCTCCTTTAATTGTAGGGTACAATACATTGGTGACTCTGCAGACGCAAGAAAGCCTTGGCAGGAATTACCAGCGGAAGATGAATTTGTTTTCGAATTAGACTCGAAAGGCAACCCCATACTGAACTAGATTTTCTAAATAGTAGTATGGAAATTACTATCACACCTTATATCTTATTCAACATCGTTACGGTGTTCATCATAGTACCTATAGGATTCTTGTTAAGAACGTCTTTAGCAGAAGTTTCGCGTCAAGGTATTCTCCTCAATAAAACACGTGAAGAAATAGCAAAAGATTATGTCACAAGAGAGGAGATAGAACGCGACATGACTAAACTGCTTGACCAAATGAATCGTATTTCGGACAAAATAGACAAACTTACGTCAAAGACTTATTTCCAAGAATAAAAAACGCATAAATAGTATTAAACAGGAAATACTATTATGGCAGAACCCAATTCAAAAGCAACCCTCAAAGAGTATGTCAAGAGAAGACTAGGCGCACCTGTGTTGGAAATCAACGTGGATGATGACCAGTTCGATGACAGAATTGACGAAGGCCTTCAATACTTTAGAGAATACTGCTATGATGGTAGTGTGAAGTGTTTTCTTAAGCACGAACTAACTCAAAATCAGATAGACTCATTCACAACAAACGAATCCCATTCTGCAGCTACAGCAGGTGGACATGTGATAGATGGACAAACTTACAAAGAACAACAGAACTATCTTACCTTACCCGAACATGTACTATCTGTTATAAACATTTTACCATTCAATGATAAATCAAACCTTAATATGTTTGACTTAAGATATCAATTAAGATTGAATGACATGTATGACTTATCTTCAACCAACGTTTTACATTATGAAATGATGCAACAGAACCTTTCAATGATGAATAATATTCTAGTTGGAAGAACACCTTTAAGATACAACATGCATTCTAATAGATTGTATCTAGATTTGGATGCATCCAGTTTGACTGCTGGTGAGTTCTTAATCATTGAATGTTATAGAAAGATTGACCCAACAGACATGACAGACGTATACAATGACATGTGGTTGAAGAAATACTGTACTGCATTAGTTAAGTATCAGTGGGGTGAAAACCTATCAAAGTTTTCGGGAATTGCATTGCCGGGCGGTGTTACATTAGACGCTGCACAGATGAAGTCCGAAGCACAAGAGGAAATTACAAGATTAGAAGAAGAGTCAAGACTGAATTTTGAAATGCCAGTCATGGACTTAATGGGATAAAAACATGCCGACAAATGTATTTTTTAACCATGCAGTTAATACTGAACAGATGTTATATGAAGACATCGTTGTTGAGTCACTTAGGATGTTTGGACACGAGACGTATTATCTACCAAGAGAGATTGTAGAAGAAGACACGATTCTTGGTGAAGATGTGCAGTCTAAATTTGGAGATGCGTACTCAGTAGAGATGTATCTAGAAAATACAGATGGATTTGAAGGTGATGGAGACCTCATGTCCAAGTTCGGTGTACAAGTAAGAGACCAAGCAACATTCGTTATATCCCTAAGAACATGGGAAAGATTCATATCACTAGATTCAAACCTTACAACATCATTGAGACCCAACGAAGGTGATTTAATTTACTTCCCTATGAGTGGTTCAATGTTCGAAATAAAATTCGTAGAACATGAGAATCCATTCTATCAAGTTGGAAAACTGTTTGTATTCAAACTGCAGTGTGAATTATTCGAATACAGTGGAGAAGATTTCGATACTGGAACAGTGGTAGACTTAGTGGAGAACGAACAAGCCTATACTATAGAAATGCAAGTTTCAAATACAAGTGGAGACTTTGTGATTCAAGAGGTTCTTAATTATAGTGGAGCTGCAACAGGTGAAGTCATTGGTTGGACACCTGGCCCAACTGGGAATATCCGTAAACTTACTATCAAAGATGTCACTAGAACACTTGCAGTTGGTGACACCCTAGTTGGTGCATCAAGTGGTAAGACAGTGGTCATAGAATCGATTACAGACGTGCTAACGTTTGCTAATGATGGTGATGCACAGAATAAAGACTTTGAAGACAAGGCAGATGGATACTTAGATTTCTCAGAGACTAACCCATTTGGTGAGGTCACATAATGTTCGGTACCTATTTTTATAATGAAACTTTCAAACGAGCAGTATCCATTTTTGGAACACTGTTCAATAACATTACAATTAAGAAAACCAAATCAGATGGTACAGTTCTAACAGAACAAAAGGTACCAATATCATACGGGCCAAAACAAAAGTTCTTGCAAAGACTAGCAGAAGATGCTGACCTTGGTGATGGTATGAGAACTGCAATTAGTATGCCTAGACTTGCATTCGAACTTACAGGGTTTGAATATGATGCATCTAGACAACAAAATAAACTAATACGACATACTAAATCCGATTTGGAAAGTTCAGATACAGGAAAGAGAGGATTTCAGTATCAACCAGCACCATATAATTTAACATTTAGTCTATCAATTCTTGCAAAGAACATGAATGATGCACTACAAATAGTAGAACAAATACTACCATATTTCCAACCCGAATATACGGTTACTATGAAGATGATTGATTCTATGACAGACCATAGAGATGTTCCAATTATTCTAAGTTCCGTATCAATGGAAGACCAATACGAAGGTACGTTCGAAGAAAGACGTGTTATAGAATACACATTGGAGTTTCAGATGAAACTGTACTTCTTCGGCCCAGTATATACTGGTGAAATTATTAAGAATGTTATCGAAAGAACATACATATCAGACGGAGTGCAAGGACAAGTTAAGACTGCAAGTGGTCTATTCACTACCAGTGAAATAGAAGACAGTGGATTGGTTAAAGAGGTCAAATCATATGAACCAGCTTTTGCAGCTGTTTCAAATGCAGTATCTTCGTCCACCACAATAACATTCCCAACAGCAATAAATACAAAGATAAGTGTAAACGATGAAGTGTTCGGTACCAATTTAGGAACGAATCCAACTATATCCTCTATTGCTGAGGACAAACAAAGTATTGTAGTATCAAGTGCAGTGACACTAGATGCAAAAACCAATCTTAAGTTTGTTGGTTCGGTCAATCCCGATGACACCTTTGTTGTTGCAGAGACAGTAACGTTTTATGATGATGGTTCTACTAGAAGTTTTGCAGGCGATAGGACTACAGATGCGAGTTAATAATGGCAAAAGATACGATAGATAAACAGTTAGATGATATCCTAGATATCAACACTGAAATCAAACAAGAGGTAGAGATACTTCCTAAACAACTTCCCACTACTAAAGACAGGGGAGAATCCATAGTAAACGATTACAAATATGCTCGTGAAAACTTGTATGGTTTAGTAGAGCGTGGACAAGATGCAATCGATGGTATATTGGATGTTGCAAAAGAAACGGAACATCCACGTGCATACGAGGTTGCTGGGCAGCTTCTGAAAACAGTCGGTGATACTGCAGAAAAACTTTTAGACCTACAGAAGAAAATTAAAGAATTAGAAAAGGACGAAGAAGGTCAGAAAATTGGTACACAACACAATCACCTATACGTAGGTTCAACTTCAGAACTACAAAAGTTTCTAAAAAAGAATAAAGAATAATGGTACAACCAACAAATGAGGGGTACTTAGGTAATAATCTCATCAAGAGAGCTGGGATTGATATCCAGTATACCAAAGAAGAACTTGCAGAATACGTCAAGTGTTCTGAAGACCCTTGTCATTTCATTGAAAACTACACACAGATTATCTCACTAGATGAAGGTATGGTGCCGTTCAAACTCCGTGGTTATCAAGACAAACTTATAAATCACTACAACACCAATCGATTCAATGTAGTTCTTGCATCAAGACAGAGTGGTAAGTCAATCACATCATGTGCATACTTATTGTGGTATCTAGTATTTCATCCCGAGGTTACTGTAGCGGTTCTTGCAAACAAAGGTGCAATTGCAAGAGAGATGATTGCACGTATTGTTACCATGCTAGAATCAGTTCCTTTCTTTTTACAGCCCGGCGTTAAGATTCTTAACAAAGGTTCTATAGAATTTGCAAACGACTCGAAGGTTGTTGCAGCTGCGACATCTTCAAGTTCGATTCGTGGTATGTCTATTAACTTACTATATCTAGATGAGTTTGCATTCGTAGAAGACGCTGCAACTTTCTATACTGCAACATATCCAGTGGTAACATCGGGTAAAGAATCTAAGGTTATCATTACATCTACTGCAAACGGTGTTGGTAATATGTTTCATAAAATATATGAGAGTGCAGTACACGGACAATCAGAGTACAAAGACTTTCTTATTAACTGGTTTGATGTGCCGGGCCGAGATGAGGAATGGAAAGAACAGACTATTGCAAACACATCTGAAGCACAGTTCGAGCAGGAATATGGTAACTCATTCCTAGGAACTGGTAATACTCTTATTAATAGTAACACACTATTAGAAATGAAAGCAGTAGATGGAGAGTATGAGAAAGATGGGTTTGTTATGTATAATAGACCAGCAGAAGGACATGAGTACATATGTACAGTTGATGTTGCCAAGGGTAGAGGTATGGATTGGTCTACATTTACTATCTTCGATGTGTCCACACAACCCTTTAAACAGGTTGCTGTATATCGAGATAACATGATAAGTCCCCTTCTCTTCCCCGATATTATAAATAAGTTTGTAACACCTTATAATAAACCAATTGTTATAATTGAGAATAATAATGAAGGTGCTATGGTGGCAAACCAATTACACTATGATATAGAATACGAGAACGTCTTTACTCAAGGTTTTGCAAAAGCAGAAGACATCGGAGTTACGATGTCGAGAAAGATTAAACGAATCGGTTGTTCTACAATGAAAGAGTTGTTAGAAGAACATAGATTAGAACTCGTAGATAGACCTACTATCACCGAGCTTATGACCTTCATAAATAAAGGTACTAGTTTTGAAGCTGATAGAGGATATCACGATGACATGGTAATGAATGTTGTCATGTTTAGTTGGTTTATCACCACAGAATATTTTTATCACTTAACAGACACACAAGTTAAAGACTTGTTGTATGCAGAACAACAGAAGATTATTCAAGATGACTTGCTTCCAGCAGGTGTATTTGGAGAGACAACTGAACAAGCTGCATCGTTTGTAGATAATCAAGGTGATAGATGGTATCACAAAAACATGTAGTAATAGTAATAATGCTATTAGTAGGAAATTAAAAGTTATAAATAAAACAGTAAACAACTTTTTACATTAACAGGAGAAAAAGTATGGCATTTCAAGTATCACCAGGCGTACAGGTCAAAGAGGTTGACCTTACAAATGTTGTACCAGCAGTATCAAGCACAAGTGGTGCTTTCGCTGGTTCATTCCAATGGGGCCCTGTTGATGAAGTAAAGACAGTTTCAGACGCAAAGGGTTTAGTCGATGAGTTTTCAGAACCAGCTAATACTAACGCTGGAGCAGAAGACTTCTATTCAGCAGAAGCATTTTTAAGATATGGTTCATCATTAAGAGTAGTAAGAGTTAACTCAACAGGTTTGTTTAGTGCAAACAGTGGCGGGTCAAGTTCTTCACTTCTAAAAAATCACGATGAATATGTTCAATCATATGAGAGTGGAGCTCTCGTTGGTACAGTAGGACAGTGGACATCTAGATGTGCTGGTTCTTTAGGTAATTCACTTAAAGTTTCAGTATGTGCTTCATCCGATGCATATTACAATGATGCAGCGACTACAACTAGTGGAGAGGAAGCAGCTGGTCAAACAGTTATCACTCTTGCAACTGGTGGTGGTGCATTATGTAAAGTAAGAGACATCGTCACATTCGGTGCAATCACACAACAGTACAGAGTTACAGCAATCAACTCAGACAACATCACAGTCGAAGCAATAGGTCAACCAACAGGTTCGGGTCTAATTGCTACAGTGGCAAGTGGAACAGCAGTTAATAGATACTGGGAATTCTACTCATCTTTCGACAAAGCTCCAGGCAAGAGTGCATCTGCACTTGCAGCTGGTGGTTCAAATGACGAAATACACGTAGTAGTTGCTGATGAAGATGGAACAATCACTGGAATACCTCACAGCATTTTAGAAACATATGCATTCGTGTCAATGGCATCAGATGCTAAAGACGCATCAGGCCAATCAAATTATTACAAAAAAGTAATTGGTAACAAATCAGAATGGGTATATTGGAGTGGACATAACACTGCAATGATTACTCCAGCAAACCAAGACAGAACTCACTTGGCATCTGCTACAACATCATTCTTGTTTCCAACATTACCAATGACAGCATCCCTAGCAAATGGTGCAGATGGAAGAACTCCAACTGCAGCTCAGAAGTACGGTGCATGGGAAGACCATTTCAAAGATGGGGATTTACATGACATCTCATTCTTGATTGTTGGTTCAACAAGATGTGATAACGGTAGTGGTACAGACCAAGATACAATTGCAGACTGGACAACACTTGCTAACCAAGCAGTATTAGTTGCAGAAAATAGAAAGGATTGTATTGCAATCGTTTCTCCAAGACGTGCAGACGTTGTTGGTGTTACTTCAGAGTCAACACAAGCATCTAACGTTATTACAACTGCAAGTACAATGTCTTCAAGTTCATATGCCGTAATCGACAGCGGTTGGACATACCAGTATGACCGATTCAATGATAAGTACTGTTACGTACCAGCTAATGGTCACACAGCAGGCATCATGGCAAGGTCAGACCTTCTTAGAGATGCATGGTTCTCACCAGCAGGATTCTCTAGAGGACAATACCTAGGTATCACAAAACTTGCATTCAATCCTTCACAATCATCAAGAGATGACTTGTACAGAGCAAGAGTCAACCCAGTAGTAACATTCCCAGGCCAAGGTACAATCCTTTATGGTGATAAGACTGCATTAACAAGTCCTTCTGCATTCGACAGAATCAATGTAAGAAGATTGTTCATCGTCCTAGAAAAGGCAATATCAACTGCAGCTAAATCACAACTCTTTGAATTCAACGATGCATTCACAAGAGCTCAATTCAGAGCAGCTGTTGAACCTTTCTTAAGAGATGTTAAAAACAGAAGAGGACTAGTAGATTTCTCAGTAGTTTGTGACGAAACAAACAACACTGATTCAGTCATCGATAGAAACGAATTTGTATGTTCTATCTTTGTGAAACCTTCTAGAAGTATTAACTTTATCACTCTTAACTTCGTGGCTGCAAGGTCGGGGGTTGAGTTTAGTGAAATATATGGTGCAGTTTAAGGAGATAAAACATGGCAACAATAGACCAATTTAAAGCACAACTAGTCGGTGGTGGCCCAAGAGCTAACCGATTTAGAGTATTCCTACCTAGAGCTGGTAACAATATCGAGTTCATGTGTAAGGGTGCAAACATCCCAGCAGGAACTTTAGGCGAAGTCATCATTCCTTTCAGAGGACATAACCTTAAACTAGCAGGAGAACGTACTTTTGCAGACTGGTCAATAACCATCATCAATGACATGGAATTTTCAGCAAGAACTGCTCTAGAAGCATGGCAGACTGAAATTCAAGCAATGGACAGTGGTGAAGGTGCTACAACAACGGACTACTTATTAAGTAGAGCGTTTGTAGAACAGTTAAACAAAGACGACTCTGTACTAGCGAGATATGAGTTCTTCAACATGTTCCCTAAAAACATCGGTGAAATAACATTAGGTTATGACACAGTAGATGCAGTAGAGGAATTTACAGTTGATTTAACCTTCTCTCACTGGGAAAGAGTTCTTTAAGAACAGTGAATAACACCACTTTTAGGTGGTATAAATAATAGTATGGAATTTTTAGGATTTGAAATATCCCGTAAAAAGGATGAACTAAGAGCGAAGGAGTTGCCGAAGGCACCTTCTTTCGTTCCACCAGTTGACGATGACGGTACGCCCGTCATTCAACAACAAAGTGGTTTCGTGGGTGGTGGAGCATACGGTGCTTACATCGACATGGAAGGTGGTATCAAGAATGAGGCAGAACTCATTCGTAGATATCGTGAAGTATCTTTGGTGCCAGAATGTGATTCTGCAATCGAAGATATAGTTAATGAGTGTATCACATCGGATAGTTCTGATAGGATAGTCACACTCGACCTCAGAGATGTTAAACTCTCTGATAGTATCAAAACAAAGATACAAAACGAGTTTTACAACATCCTATCAATGATGAAGTTCAATCAGAACTCTCATGAAATTTTCCGAAAATGGTACGTAGATGGAAGGGTATACTTCCATAAGGTCGTTGACGCTAAAAAACCTAAAGGTGGTATAGTAGACCTAAGAAACATTGACCCTATTAAAATTAAGAAGGTCAGAAACATTGAGAAAGAAAGAGACCCCAAGACTAAGGTCGAAAGGATTTCAGCGATAGAAGAGTTTTTCGTTTTCAATGATAAGGGTTTTGATAAATCCAGTGCAGCGGAAGGAAACACTGTACGAATTGCACCCGAGGCAGTTACTTATACGACTTCGGGATTACTTGACTACACTAAGAACGTAGTCATCGGGTATCTGCACAAGGCATTGAAGACTGCAAATCAGTTATCAATGATGGAAGATGCACTTGTTATCTATAGGATATCAAGAGCTCCCGAAAGAAGAATATTCTACATTGACGTAGGTAACCTTC